TAACAACACCGTGCTGGTGTTGAGCACCATGTACACGTAATCGATCTCTGTCGCGCCGTCGGTGTACACGACATCAAACGCCGTGTCCCCAGCGACGGCCGCGCCCTGTGTGTACGTCATCGCCGACCAGCCGTCCTGCTCGCCCGTGACGACGTTGTAACGGAACCATCGGCCCGTGGCGTCCTTTTGCGTGTAGATGTAGTCTTTGCGATAGACGTACTTGCTTCCCGCGCCGAAAACCTCTGTTGACGGTGCGTAGGTGAGCGCGCTTGCCCACGTATTGGCCGCGATGTCGTAGCGGTCGAGCACGGCACCAGCGGTTCCGCGAAACGAGTAGATGTAGCGACCGTTCAAGATGGCGCTTTCGTTCGTCCACGCGGCGTCCGTCGCCTCATGAACCCAGTGCGCAGACATTCCAACGCCGGGGGCGGCGGCACGGGCGGCGGTCGGGGACAAGGTTGTCCATGTGCCAGCCGAGATGCTGTAGCGAAACAGCGTGACAGCGGCACTGCCGAGGTAGTAGAGGAAGTCGTCGTTGCCCTCAATGCTGTACACCGAGGTGGCATCGGGAGCGGTCGTCCACGCCGCCGAGGTCGTCACCACGGTGCCGGTGTTCGACGCAATGGTGCGGATCTGGCCTGCGCCCGTGCCCGACACAATGCGAATTTGCGAGTTCGCCCACTGGTTCGTCGCCCAGGTCTTGGCGCTGTTGGTCAGCGTCGATGCTCCACCAGCCGTGGCCGTGCCGGTGGCAAATGCCTTGTAATCAGAGCCGACCCAGGATGGCGTGGCAATGAGTTTGGAGTCCGTGCCGATCACTGCCGCCGGAGCAATACCGTCCGTCGCGCCGGTCTCGGCCGATGTCCAGGTGTTCAAGGCGAAATCGTAGAAGCGGAACACCGCCGCAGTCGTGGTGCCCGCCGCCGTGATGGCATTGAGGACGTACCACCTTGGGGTGATCAGCCGATAGGTGGTCGAGGCCGTGAACGCCGACGCCTGTACCGGGACGGTAATGACCGAGTTCGTGCCGACCGTGTTCGACGAGATCGCCAGTGTCGCGCCAGCGTTCGGGCCGCCGGTGATGTGGATGCTGTATCCGCGCAGGTCACGGGCCAGCGTCAAGTTCGTCGTGATCGTCGAGGTCGTGCCTGCCGTCGCAGTGCCCGAGGGGCCGATAGCGGTTGCCACTCCACATGCTCCGGCGGCAAAAGTGCCAGCGAGCGCACCAGAGGGGATTTGCACCACACCATTTTCAAGCGGCGAGTACAGGTAATGCAGCGTTGCGCTTGCGACATACAGCTGCTGCTGCCGGTAGTGGCGCGAAGATGCGATAAACGTTCCGGCGGCAGTTGATGTAGGTACGGGAGTGCAAAATTCCCACCGCGGCAGGTCAAGGATTTTTCTGTTTCCGTTGGTAGTTGGCATGTCAGGTCACCGAAATGTTGCGGCGCAATGAGTCAGCGCCAAGCCGCATAAGCGACGGGATTTGCTCGGTAGCCGCGAGGCCGCCGATTTGCGATTGATTCGTCAGAGTGCTGATGGTCGTGACGGTGCCGACCGTGGTGATCGTCGCCAGCGTCAACCCGGCCGTGATGCTGTCCACGGCCACGCGCATGCGGGCGGCGGTGTCAGGCTGCATTTGGCCAATAGTGCGCGTGAGCGCCTGGACGGCCATCCGCATTGCCTCAAGCGCCTCCACGGCCTCGCCAGAGAGCGCGGTCGGCATCGGGTTGTCTTGACGAACGAGCGACTCGCCCGCCGACCCGCCGATGTCGATCTGTGCGACCTGCGTGTGCACGTTGCTGCCGCGATCCAGCGTGCGGGCCTTGTCTGGGCCCGTGCCAGAGTTGAGTGATAAGTTGTCTGCCATGCGTTAGCTCCAGGTTGCTGTGACTCGTGGACGAAACGCCGAGGATGTCAGCGAGCCGGGGACGTAAGTGGGGAGCGAGAGGGTCGGGTTGAAACTGGCCGCCGCAGTTGCGGGGATCCAGATTTGCCGGGGGGCGAAAATTTGCCAGATGTTTTGGTAGCATTTCTGCCACTCCGACCCAGAAAGGGCGCGCTTAAAAACTCTTGCCGCATGGATGCGGCCGTCAAATGGCAAACCAAATCCAATAGCAGCGCCAAAACTTCCGAGCGCCAATACCTGTTGCGCCCCTGGAGATGTCGCGCTTGTTGTAGACCCATCAGACTGGCCATTCAAATACACCGTGACAGTGCGTGTGCCAGTCGCACCCGATCTTGAAAATCCGACTAGGTAGGTAGTCCCGCTTGTAAGGGTTGTTGCCCCCTCCACAATGACAGCGCCCCCGTAATACACCCCTATTTTGTCTTTGATGCGTATCGCACCCTGACCTTGCGATGCCGCAGAATTGCCGCTACCCATAACATACTGACCAGCAGCGCCACCACTAGCGTTATCTGGCGTTATAAGCGCCATTAAAGTCAGTTCGCCAGAAAGGTCGTAAAGCGGGTTTGTTCCGTCGTCAATTTGCAATAAGCCAGTTGCTGCACAGTCTAGCGAACGGCCATACGCCGTCGGCACCGAGGAAAAATCTAATGCGCTTAAAACTCCGCGTGCGTTACCAACCGCGTCAATGACCCCGTTGCTTGCGGGCAAGTCGGCAAAAATTAGGCCGGGGTTAATGGGGTTTTCCCAATCCACCTCCACCGCATCTTGCGGCTGCTCGGTCCAAGGTCTGCGCAGTATCAGCATTACGCGATGTCGTACTTGATGCCGACGAACTCAAAGCTGTTGGTGTTGACTGCCGTGTTGCGCAGGTTCACGCCAGTGTTGTGGCTCACAAACAGCCCCCAGAATTTTGGCATCACGCCTCCAAACCTGGACGCAACGCTGAACGGCAGCACGGGGTACTGGAAATCGCTGGTTGCCACCGGCACCGCAACTGCAGCGCCGAACCGCAGCGCACCCAAAACGCCAGCGTTCGCCAAGGTTTCCGCCGAATCGGTGCCGTCAAGCACATCAATCGGGGTGGTTGCCAAGGACGTATCTGCGCCCCAGACATAGACCGAGATCGTGGTGTTCGCTGTCGGAGTCGTGCCCACTGACACAAACCCGGACACGATGCAGTCCATGTACTTGTTGGTCGTGTTGTCGATCTGGCTCGACTCTCGACCGGCCAGAAACGTGCTGGATGTGGCCAGGTTGGCCAGGTCCATGGTGATCGCCGTGTTGGCGCTGTAATTGGGCGTTGCGACTGCCATCAGACCTCCCGGACCGCACGCTCGACATCGGCGACGGTGATTTCGTATGCGACTGTGGCCATGGCTCGCAGACCGTTGCGCTCGGTCTGCGTGATGACATCAATTGAGAGCAGGGCGTCGATCAGGCCCTGCGTCGCTGGCGATCCAATATCCAGGCCTTGGGCTTGCGCAAGGAATTTCAGCGCCCGGCGCACGATGCTGGACATGGGGTGGGTGGTGAGGGCAAATGCCTCCAGCTTGGAGATCAGCGCATCGGCAGCAAGAGGCCCACCGGGGAAACGCTCCAGCACGCCGCGCTCACTTGCAAAATGGCTCGCCAATTTGGTGCGACCAATGCTCAAAGCTGTGGCAATGGGTCCGAACGAACCTGCGACAGCGAGCGCCTGCAGCTCGGGGGACGCCGCAATGGCGGCTCGGATTTCCTGCAGTGTCATTTCGATCTCACTTTCACGATAAGTGCAGCCCGCTCCACTTCCTCGGTGTAGTGCCGCTGGCAGTGGTCCAAACGCCATGTCTGCCAGATGAACAGCACATCGATCAGCGGGCGGGTGATCCTGCCAAACGGCTTTCCCCAGACCCACGCCCGCCATGCGCGGGACGACAGGGTTTCGTGGTGCCAGCCGCGCAGCAATGCGTTCAGCAGACAGTCGATTGCAAGGAGCACCTGGACGCTCCAGCGGTAGTCGTCTCCAGGCAGCTCACGCGGCGCGAGGTTCATTGGTCAACTCTGTGCCAGCGACAACACGCCGGAAGCGTTGAAGTTGATCGTCAGCGACCCGGTAACCAATGACACCGTCCCCGCAGCGCTGATCTCCAAATACCCCAGCGCACGCTTGTTGGCATCCGTGTTGTTGTAGAAGATCGCGTAGGCGATGTTTGTTGCGCCGCCGGCATCTTGCGCAATCACAGACGGGTCGGCCGCATCGAAAACGGCGCCCGTACTGTTTGCCGTCCACGACTCGGATGTCAGCGCAATCGGCCCGGTGTAGCTTGTCGCCGTGGCAATCTGCGTGCTTGCGAAGTTGGTTGTGCCCGTACCCCCCCAGTGCGGCGCGGCGGTGTTGACCGCCGGAACTGTGGCAGTTGTCACAAGCCCGAAACGGATGTCGTCGCCGTCCATATCATGTATCTTGTTGCCCAGGTCGTGCAGCGCCTGTGCAAACCATTTGAATGTTCCTGTCGCCATATCAAACTCCTGACAAGTCTTCGAACGCGGCGTAAGTCAGCGCCGCTCTGTTTGTCCACGCCGCGCCGTACGTCGTCGTGCTCGTGTTGTTCGACAAGTTTGCGTAATCAAACACGCCTGTTGCGTCCACATAACGCTGTATCAACCAACGACCTCCGGGCGTGACCTTGCCGATGTACGTGGTCGCCGCGTTTTCGACGTTGTTGACGCTGTACTCCTCGTTGTACAGCCCGCTGGTGCCGTTGCGCACCGCCACGGGTCAGCCCCCCAGCGAGGCCGCGAACTTCTGCGCCTGCTCGCGTACCGATGCCAGCTTGGCCTCCGCATCCGCGGCTGCCTCCGCAGCCGTCTGCTGTCGCGTGAACAGCGCGGCCACTTCCGCGTCCGTGCTGCGCTGGACATCCTGGATGTGCTGCGTGAAAGCAGCTTCCTTCTCCGCAGCCGCACGTTCCGCCGCAGCCGCACGTTCCGCCGCCACCGCTTCGGCCGCCTTGGCCTTTTCCTGGGCCGCCTGCGTGGCGGCCTTGGCCAGGGCCTTGGCTTCCAGCTCGGCTTTGGCCACCTCCGCCTGGAGGTCGGCTTTTTGCAGCTGCAGGGCGGCGACGCTTTCGTGCAGCGTGATCGCCTGGTTCTCGAGTGTGGCGATGGCCCCCGCCATCGCGGCTTGCTGCTTGGCGGCGTTCGACGCCGTGGAGAGGGCTTCGCCAGCGTACTGCAGCGCCTGCAGCAACGGAGCCAGGGCAGCGATCGCCTGGTTGGCTTTGGCGCGTGCGTCGTCGATTTCGGGCTTTTCCATGTTCACCTCAAGGATTCTGGAGGACCGTGAGCGTCGCGGAGCCGCTGGTCCAGGCTGTGACGTTGAGTCGCACCGCCGTGACCGGGAACGAGAGGGAGCCGGTGGTGTCCGCTGTCTGCGCACCCATACCGGTGACGGCATTCCAGACACCCGAAGCCGGGACGTACCCGGTGGCCTGGACGTCATCGAAGGTGTACTCCACCGAGTAGGTCAGGGTGCCGGTGACGTCGGCCAGAAGCCCGACGTTGAAGGGCACCGGTGCCAATGTGTTGAGCGCGACAACTGCCGACGCGCCGGTCGCGCCCGACACTGTCCGCGTTACGGGACGTCCCATGTCGGCTCCTTACAGCAGGTTGCGGTTTTGGATGTACTCGACCGTGATTGCGCCGACACCAGAACCTGTGTTGGTGTTCGTGACCACGATGCGTACGTCGCTGGTGCCAACATCCAAGAAAGCCGCGGTACGGGTCGCGTCCGTGCCGGGAGTGACACCTACTTTACCGATCGTGCCGCCGGCAACCGCGCCGGCGGCCGTGAATGCCGTAGCCAGCGCCGAGGTTCCCACACCCGTGGTGGTCGCGCCGCCCGTCCAGGCTGTGGTCACCGACAGGGTGATGCGCAGGATCTGGCTGTTGGCCGGGATGACGATGTTGGTCGGCGTGGTTGTCGCCGCCTGCGTGATGGCCGCGGACTGCGCCAGGACGACCTGGCCGACGTTTGCTACATCAACGCCGAGGGTGGTGCCGGTGGTGTTCTGGATCTCACCGACTCGCAGCTGGCCGGAGAAGGTTGTATTTGCCATTTGGAACTCCTGTGTGAGCTGAACCCGCGCCGTCTACACAGTGTCTGCCAAGCCAGTCTGCGCGGGTGAAAATCTTGGGTGCGGATAGTGTACTCCGACTGCGCGACAGGTCAACACTTCCACGCACGAAGCGACTTGTTGATCCGACTGTTCGGGTCGTTGGCCGTCTTCTCGGACGTCAACTTGGCCTGATCTCGGTATGCGTCCCAGTTGGGGTGGTCTGAAGACGCGTACAAATACTGCGCCGCGAACTCCAAAAGCAGCGGGTCGTCCCGGAAATGCCCTAACCCTCGATTGCAGTGGTTGCACAACATGCCGCGAACCTTACCCGTATCGTGCGCATGATCGACAACAAGGGGTTCGACGCTGCCGCAAATCACGCATTCTGTCACTGTCGCTTTGATGTCCGCCAAGGCGGCGTCCGAGATAACACCCCGATGTCTTCCGCGACAATTGGCGTTCCGGTACTCCGCACGGCAGGCGCGGCACCAGCTGTCGAAACCTGACTTTGTCTTGTTGTGCGGTGGAAATGTAGCCGCGTCCAGCGGCTTTTCGACTCGGCATCGCGTACAGGTTTTGGTCAGCACTTCCATTTATCCAAAGCCAGCTTTTTACGCGTTGGCTCTCCGTTTGGTTTTTTCATCGGCCCAGGCATTCCGCCCATCCGTGCGCAGAACGAGTCCTTGCGCGGGCCGCCCTCGGGCTGCGGCGCCTTGAGCCCGGGCTTGCCCGGGTTGGCTTTGTTGTAACTCGCGCGACCCTTGGCGTTCAGGCCGCCTGTTGGGTTCTTGCCTTCCTTGCGCGTCCAGGCTGGTGACTTTGCCATATGCACTCCGTTCTTGAGGTAGAAAAAAGGCCCCAAGCGGGGCCTTTTTCACGTCAACCTACGACCGATCAGGACGAGCCGAAGCTGCCCCAGATGGCCAGCGGGTCCGACCAACCGAACGAATAACGCTCGCGGGCCTTGTAGCGCACGTTGCCGGTCTCGAAGTCGCCTTCCATGGCCGTCTTCATGCCGACACGCTGGAACATCTTCAGGCCGTTGGGCACGTCCGTCAGCATGAACCAGGCGTTCGGGTCGGTCAGGAAGTTGTTGATGGTGTAGCCCGAACCAACGGTCCCCAGCGCCTTGAGGGCGTTCAGGTCGTTGTCCGAGGTGCCCACCCGCAGCTCCGAGCCCAACACACGCTTGACCACGAACTGGTAGGCCGGCGGGATCACCAGCTTGCGGGGCTTGGCCGCCACCAGCAGGCCGCGTTCGTCGGTCCAAGCCTGGATCTGGATGACGGCCGCTTCGATTGCGGTCTCGTTCAGATCCACCATCGTGGCCGGCGAGTTGAAGTTGGCACCGCCGCCAACCAGCGGGTGGCCGACGCGGGTGCCGCCGGAGTTCACACCGCACAGCGAGACCGAGTCACCACCCAGAAAGTTCTGGCTGAACGCGTTGTTCAGGATCGCCGCGGCCTTCACCTGCTTGGTGTAGGCCATGGCCCGGGCGAGCGCCTTGGTGTACCGTGCCGACAGGCTGTCGTAGAGATTGTCCTCGATGGCTTCCTCGGTGATCGAGAACCCCATCGCGATCGTCTCGTGGACGTAGCGGGCGGTGAACACTTCCTGCGCAGTGTCGTACGCGATGCCGGCGCCTTCGTTCTTCACCGGAGCCTGGTTGAAACCAGACAGCTTGGTTTCTTCTTCGAACGAGCGGTCGGACGACTCGGTCTCGAAGATTTCCGTGTGCTGGTTCTCGTACGTCTTGTACGACATCCCGAACAGCCCGTTGAGGCCGGGGAGCAGTTCCTTGAGTAGCTGGGCACGTGAGATTGCCATGGTGTGTTCCCCTTAGTTGGCCAGGACGGTGGTGGTGTCCCACATCAGCACGCCCGAATTGAACTTGACGATCAAGTCCGTGAAGGCGTCGCCCGGCGTGGAAGCAAAATCGACGATGCGCATGGCGAGCGTCGCGGTGTTGGCAGGGGTGGCGCCGCGAATGGTCGAGTTGCCATACGTGCCGCTGCCGAAGTTCTCCAGCGCGCAGAACTTGCCCTGGACCGTGCGGGCGACGGAGCCGGCCGACTGCAACTTATACAGCTGATCGGGGTCGTCGTTCACATGGATCAGGATGTTCGTGTAGCCCGCCGTGACCGCGCCGCCGGGAAGCGACATGGCAAACAGCTGCTGCTTGAGGGTGGGATCGACGTACGAGACGCCGACGCACACCCCAAGCACACCGCCGGTGGACGTGGTGACCGTGCTGGTGGCTGCGCTGGGCTGGCCTGCGGAAGCCGCACCGATCAGGATCACGTCGCCCGTATTGATCTGGGTGGCGCTGTTCACCGTCATCGGAATCATACGCACGGCGCCGCCGTTGTACGGCGTACCTCCGAGGCGCTGGACGGGAACTAGCCCGTAGGGAGAAGCAACAAGTGCCATAAAAACCTCCTATCGAGAATTGCCTTTGCCGAATCCCGCACCCCGCGTCGTCTCGGATTGTCGTTCCGTGAACAGCGGCATACGGGCGTCATTGTTGCGCATGAAGTTGTTGTCCACCGAGGTCATCTGTGCGTCTGCCTGCTTCTCGTAGTACCGGGCCCGGGCTTGCGCACGTTCCTTGGGCATACGGCAGAGCATCAGCCCACCGATCTCGATGTTCCCCTCCTTGTTCCCCGGGATGTGAACCTCGGGGTGATCATCCGCCTTGCAGGGTTCCCATCCGTCCCGGAAACGCTTGGAAGCGTTCATCGGGTCCAGCGCGCCCATCACATGGGTTGCCACCCAACGGTAGTCGTGGGTGTCGCTGGGGGCGGGGTCCGGCAATGCGCTGGAGGGGGTGTACTCACTGCGCTTTTCCTGTTCGCGCGAGTCCTGCTCGCGGGGTGTACGGGCGTTAGCCATTTGCATTCTCCTGCTCAAGTTTCACGAGTTCAGCAGCGTACTGCTGATTGGTCATACCGAACTTCTTGGCCAACGCCACCTGGGTGGACGTCAACTGCACCTTCTTCGGGCCTGCGGCCACACGCCCGGCTGGGGCGACAACAGAAGGAGTACGGGTCTGGGTTCCCTTGAAACGATCAGGGAAGGTCTGGCGCATGGCCTTGTCGATGTGCGAGTAATACTCGTCGGAGCGGGTGAATGACTCACCGTGTTTTTTGACCAGTTGTTGGTGCAGCCCAAGAGCAAAGCCGGTCATCGCTTCATCGCCACCTTCGCCAAACCACTTGTTGCGGGACATCCAGGTGGACGTCTTTTCATCAAGGGCGGGTCGGGTTTCTTGGTCCGATGGGCGCGACTGTACATCAGTTTTTTCCGGTTGTGAAGCGGGCAGCGAAAAATTTTGCGCCCGGTCGACCTTCATCATCGCGGCGTACAGCTTCTTCTGTGCCGCGATCACCGCGTCCGTATCGAACGCTTCGTGCGCCGCTTTGAGCTCGCCTTCCGCCGTGACCACCTCTGCTTCGGCCATAGACTTGGCCTGGGTGGCGATGATCTGCGCGCCTTGCCCGAACTGCTGCTTGAGCTGATCCCGCTCGGCCATCGTATGGCGCGCCACCCGCTCCAGCTCGTCGCGCTCACGCTGTAGGGCGTCAGCCCGGCGCCGCTCGTCGTGCGACTTGTGGGTCAGCTTCTTGATCCGGTCCTGGACGTTCTTGGAGTAGGCCTGCAACTCCTCGTCGGAGGGGTCCGGTACTTCCT